CGCTTGCGGCGAAAGCCGATGCGCCAAGCCCGTACGAGCATCGCGGCTTGATTATTCTCCGGTAAGGGGCGCTTGCCCGATGGCGAAAAGCAAAACGGCGAACCCCTTCTCGCGCGCCATCGGCCGCCTACTAAAGAGAAACGCGAGTCATTCGGGGGATACCTCTTGGCTCGCCTCACGACTGCTCGCGTTTCAGCAAACCAAGTCTGGGCAAAACGTATCGATCGACAATGCGCTGCAGGCGACCGCCGTTCTCGCTTGTACGCGCGTCATCGCTGAGGATGTCGGCCAAGTCCCCTTCGTTGTCAAAAAGCGTAGCGCTAAAGGCGCGCGCTGGATTGCAGACGAGGATCACTGGCTGACAACACTCCTGCGTACGCCGAACGAATGGATGACGCAATTTGAATTCATGCAAATGGTCACGGCGCACGCTGCGCTCGGCGGCGACGGGTATGCATTCATCAATCGCGGAATCAATTCCGGCCGCGCGAAGGAGCTTTTGCCGTTTCCAACCGGCGCCGTCACCCCGGAATGGGTGAACGGCTGGGGCGTGCAATATCGCGTGACGTGGAAAGACGGCCGCAGCGAGATCATCCCCCGCGAGAACATGCTGCGCCTGCGTGGCCTGCCTTGGCATCCGCTTTATTCGAGCGCGCCGTTTCAGATGGCGCGTGAGGCAATCGGCATTTCGCTCGCCACCGAGTCCAGCCACGCAAGCCTGCACCGCAACGGCGTCCGGCTCTCTGGCATCCTGACCACCGGCCCGCAGGCGGCCGCCCTGAGCGAACCAGCCGCCGCGCGCATTGCAACGCAATGGAAACAGGAATTCGGCCCAAACGCGACCAATGAATTCGGCGTCGCCGTCCTCGAGGGCGGCATGAAATTCGAGTCGATGTCGATGTCCGGCGTTGATGCGCAACACCTCGAAACCCGCGCCTTTCAGGTTGAAGAGTGCTGCCGGGCGATGCGGGTTTACCCGCAGAAAATCGGCCATTCCAGCAAGGCCAGCACATTCGCTTCGACCAGCGAAATGAACCTGGCGCACGATAGCGACACGGTTTCGCCATGGGCGTTGCGCTGGTCGCAGCTTGTCGAAAAGATGTTTGTTCCGCGTTCCAGTGAGCCGAACACCTGGGCGAGCTTTGATGTTTACGGCCTACGCCGTGGCGATCCCAAGTCGCGCGCATCGTATTACAATTCAGGCATCAATTCCGGCTGGCTTTCGCGCAATGAAGCGCGCGCGCTGGAGGGCCTCGAAGAAAAAGACGGGCTCGATGAATTCCTGACGCCCGTGCAATTGGCCCCCGGCAACAGCGCCGACGCGACCAATGCGAAAAACGAACAAGTTTCTCAAGACGAGGCGTTAGGCGCATGATCCGCACGCACGCTGCACAATCGAGCCGCGCCATGCCGCGGCTCTTGACCCCCTTCTCTATCGAGGCCCGCGCTGACAATGCGGCCGATGGGGAGTTCGCCGGCTGGGCTTCAACTGATTCGCTCGATAGCTGGGGCACGATTATCGCGCCCGGCGCCTTCGATGAAAGTATCGCCAACCACAAGCGCGCTGGCACAATGCCGGCGCTCTTGGCGCAACACGACTGGACTCAAATTCCGGGCCGCATTCTGAACATCGAGCCGCGCTCGCGCGCCGAGGGCGGTGCGGGGCTTTGGATGTCCGCCCGGTTTGAGCTGCGCACCGAACTCGGCCGCGATTACAATTATCTGATCGAGCCTGCGCCCACACCGGCACTGAACGGACTTTCTGTCGGCTTCATGCCGGATTGGGATGCGGTCGAATGGCGCGACGGCGTGCTGATCTTCTTGCGCGCCCACCTTGCCGAAGTCAGTGTTGTGACGTTCCCAGCGAACACGCAATGCCATATCGAAAACTCTTTCGCCGGCCTCGATCTGGAGGACGAGCGCGCGCTTGAGCATTTCATGCGCCACGCTCGCCAATCGGGCCTCGAAATCAACACCGAACGCGATCTCGAACTTGCCCTGCGGGACGCAGGGCGCTCGCGTTCCGACGCGCGGCGTATCGCCAGCCGCGTCAAGCCCACGATCACCGAAACGCAGCGGGATGCTGGCCTCAAGGATGATCCGTCTATCGCGACGCTGAAAGGCCTCGCGGCCATCTTCTCCTGACTTGGGTTTTACCCATGCTGTTGAATCGTAACACCCCGGCCGTGCCGGTTCCTGAAACGCGCACTGAAGCGAATGCGCTGGTCGATCAAGTCAATCGCGGCGTGAGCGAACTGCGTTCGCGCCAAGAAAGCTTTGAAGGCCAAGCTCGCGCCGACATCGACGCCGTGCGCGGCGAACTCGCGCCGATGGCGCAAGCTATGGCGGCGATGGAAGAAGCCCTCGCCCGCTATGCGCGCCCCGGCGCGCCGGCCGCCCCGGAAGCACAGAGCGAAGAGCGCCTCGCCGCATTCTCGCACTGGCTGCGCACTGGCGATCATTCCAAACTGGAATCCGTCAATGGTTGGCACCCCGGCCAAGCCGAGCGTTCGCGCGGCTCGATCCTGACTCGCGCCAACACGGGCCTCGCGGAAAGCGGCCCATTCGGCGGCTATGTCATCCTCGACAATTTCGACCGTGAAATCGACCGCATCTCGCGCGTGTTCTCTGGCGTGCGCGCTTTCGCCAAGGTCGTGAAGATCTCCGGCGGCAACACCTACGAGAAGGCGACGAAGGTTTCCGGCGCGACTGCCCGCCGCACGACCGAAAGCGCCACGCGCACCGCGACCGATGCTCTGAAGTGGGCGACCAATCAGATCACGGCGCATGAGGCTTATGCTGAGCCGGTCTATTCGCGCCAGGTTATGGCCGATGTGTTCTTCGATCTCATGTCCGAAGTTGTCGCCGATCTCGGCGAAGCTTACGGCGTGCTCGAAGGCGCTGAAACCGTCAACGGCACAGGCGTTGGAGAGTGCGAAGGCTTCCTGAAGCCTGCCGCTGGACTCGCGCAACAAACCGGCACGACTGAAGTCACGCCAGGCAAGCTTGGGTTTGTGAAAACCGGCCACGCCACCGGCTGGGGGCCCGGCTCTGTCGCAGGCGATGCGTTCGACGTGTTCACCAATGTCCGAACGGCGCTGAAGACGCAATATCTGGCCCGCGCCCGGTACTTCATGAACCGCGTTTCGCTCGGCGAAATCATGCTGATCAAGGACAGCGAAGGCAATCCGATCTGGCAACCGTCGATGCAAGTCGGCGTGCCGTCTTCGCTGCGCGGCTATTCGGTTGCGTTGGTCGAGGAAATGCCCGATCGCGGCGCCGGCACGTTCCCTGTCACGTTCGGCGACATGGAGACCTATTACACGATCCTCGATCGTCTCGGTCTGGACATGCTGCTGAACCCGTTCAAGACGAGCGGCTTCATCACGATCGAAACGTGGAAGCGCTTCGGCGGCAAGGTCATGAAGTCCGAGGCCATGAAGGCCATCAAGGTCTCTTCGTAACCTGATCAAGCGGGCCGCGATTGCGCGGCCCGCTCCCCTTCTGACCTCAGAATTCTGTCCATGAAAGATCAAGCAAACAGCCTGAAGCTTGTGAGCGTGATTGCGCCGCAAGTGATCACCTCCGGCGGAGGCGATGTCACCGGCGCCGATGTCGATCGCACCGGCTTTGAAAGCGTCACTTTTGCGCTGCAAGTCGGCTCCGAAGGCGAAACGCTTTCTGGTTCCGTCAAATTCGACCTCAAAGTGTATGAGAGCGATAGCGCATCGCCCGTCTCATCGGGCGCGGTTGCTGACGCCGCCGACATCATCGTTCCTGACGATCAAAGCGCTGTGCTCAATGCATCCAGCTCCGGCATTGTCGCGACGATCGACGCGAACGCCGAAGCGCCTGCGACCTTGAAGGTCGGCTACAAGGGCGGCAAGAAATTCGTGACCATCCTCGCCGACCAAACCGGCACGATGTCCACGGGCACGGCTGTCGCCGTTCTTGCCATCCTGGGCAATCCGGCGGCTGAGCCAGTCGCAGCCTAACCGGCAAAGACTAAAACGCTTTCATGAACGCGCGGGGCTTCGGCCTCGCGCGTTTTATTTTCCCTTTCGCAAGCCTGATGATTATGACGCATCACATGACGCGGCTCACCCCGCCCAATGACCTCGCCGAACTCGTCACGCTCGCCGAAGCGAAGCAACATTTGCGCGTTACGCATTTGAAAGAAGACGATCTGATCAAGCTCTATCTGGCCGCGATTACAGATTATCTCGACGGCTATGAGGGCGCGCTCGGCCGCGCGCTGCGGCCGCAGGAATGGCGCTTGACCATCGATGGCGCGCCATGCTCCGGCACGATCCGGCTTCCGCTCGTGCCCTTTACCGAACTTGTCGCCATTGAATATGACGACCCGGCCGGGCAAACGCATGTGATCGATGAAACGATTTATCGCGCCCGCGAAGATCTTGGCTTTGGCCTTGTGCAAACCGCGTACGGCCAATCGTGGCCGACCGACATCGATACGATGCGCATCACTTATGAATGCGGCCACGATGTAACGCGCCCAATGCCGGCTGCGATCAAAGCCGCCGCGCTGTTGATGCTGGGCGATCTTTATTCGAACCGCTCGGCGCAGGTCGAGGGCAAGATCATCA